CAGCGCAGAAACCTCACGACAATTGAAGGCCTCTCGTTATTCGAGTGTCCACGACCGAGCAAATCTTTCTCCTCACGAAGAAAGCGATCGCTTCCAGACATAAACTTCGGAAGATCATCCATTTCCCGTAATGGCGTGTCTTTTAACCTCGGCTGTAGTCTGATTCCCGTTGGAAGAAAACGATGCGCGACAAGGTAGCTAGAAGCATAGCTTCGAAGCACACTCTCAGCTCCAGTATGAGGATTTCCCTCATAGTTCCTGAAAGATTCAGGTTGAGATGCTTTGTTCACTAACTCTTGTACAGGAAGATCTGGCTTACCCATGTCCCAGAATGCCCCAAGAAAATGGACGCGACCAAGCACTGTCTTCTCGTCGTCATGAAGATTAACTCCAAACCGAGAAGAAAGATACTTCGCCCATTGGCTGAGATCCTTCTCAGAGATCGCCTCTCTCACTTGAAGGATCACGTCATCCCCAAGAACATAAATGCTCTCAGGTTTGAAATGAATGTTGAACTTATGACTTATAGCGTAAGCAAGAGCTACGTTACAAATCGAGTCCACCATCTGTGTGAAGTAAGATCCACTTGGAACGCCATGATGTTTGCCAGTGTACAAATGTCCATCCGGCATCACAATAGGCGTCGTGATGAAGTAAGTCACCACTGTGTCCCAACCGTACTGATCCAACTCTTCAGCATCGAACCAAGTGCTTAAAATACGGAATGCCTGTTTCAGCATGGTACAACTTAAAGTCGTGTCATACTTACTATAGTCTAAGCACACGGTTGTTCCAGGCTGCTCCACAAAATAACGATGGAGTCTAGCTCCTAACTCCAACTTTGACATACCAAATGCCATTGGAGTTTCGGCTGCTAAGTATCTCTCTATGAGAGGCCTAGCAAATCTAGCTTCCATGATCGTCATCTCTAATGGATAACCCCACACAAGCCTAGTCTTGTTGCCTTTTTGCGTACGCTTATAGGCAACACAGGGATTGGGCGCTTTGAAGCCCTTCCTTATCTGTTTCTCTCGGTCGAAAGAATAAGTAAGGGACTCCGCTTTAGATGTCATAAGAGGCAGACCACTCGACTTCTGCAGCTTAAGCGCCTTTGTCATCACCTCGGAGTCAGAAAGAACTGTTAACTTATCCCAGTCCTTTGGTTTCGCGAATATTTTATAAGCCATACGAAACCCAAACTCTAAATGTTCGTCTAACCCTTCGAATGACGACCATTCTGTCGCATACCGATTCAAGGCGGTATACAATTGCTGAGGATCGTAGACGCTACGAGGATCATCCTCAGGAGTAAATCCTTGCTGTCTCAAGATCTCAGCCACAAAGTTGTCAAACAACCCATCGGGATTGGGTGCTGACATCTGCTTGATGTACGGTTTTAAAGCCGCACGCCTGAAAGGCCCTCTGTCTTCCAACAATTGCCTTTCCTCCTTGATTGTCGTGCCCATATCGCTGGGACCACGCGGTACATTTCCTATGCTCCGCGCTTCGTGCGTCGGTTCAAGACGACCTACCCTTACTTCCGATTCCTTCATCCATATTTCGCGACTCTGCACTACTCAATTTCATCCGGTTTCTTCCACAAGGTGGAGAGGATTGGAG